AAGGGCGAGTTTGATCCTAGTGTTATTCCTACTGGCAGTGTTGAGATCAACCGTGGCAACTACACGTCACGTCCAGAGGTTGCGGAACTACTGTCCACCGTGCAGTACCTGATCTCGTTCGACCCTTTCACTGCCATGAACCTGGAGGCTGTGCTGTGTGGCACACCTGTCCTCATACAGGGGCAGCATCCGGTGATGACGAGGCAGCAGATCATCGAACACAACTGGATACCGTTCGGTGTGGCGTGGGACATGGAAGAGTTGGATGAGGCTAGGCGTGAAGTACACCTGGCATGGGACCACTACCGTAGCCTGCTCCCGGTGTTCTCACGCAGGGTGGACGAGTTCGTGGAGAAAACCACGAGACTGTACGGCTAGAGCGACTTGTATATTCCCGTGATTGTGCGAGTGTGCGACCTGTGACTGGCGAACTGTCCGAAGAAGTCAGCCCACTCGTGGGCACGGGCATTGATACTGTGCTCCTTGATCACAAGGTTCCGTTGCACTGCCGCTTCACGTTTCCGTGTCTTGTAGTCAAGAAGTTCAGTCAAGTGGCGAACCCAATCGTCTGCGGTACGTGCCACACGACCGACACCCTGCTCCGATAGCAGTTCATACTCTGGTAGTGCTTGTGCCACGAACGGAATGTTCGACGCAGCGTACTCCAGTCCCTTGATGGTGGACTTGGCACGGTTGAAGTCAATCTCCGACAGGAACACGCAGCCAATATCAAACGTCAGCATCTCGTGGTATCGGTGCAACGGCATCATCCGTGACTTGATCATCCTGCCCGCTGGCACACCGACCTCCTTCTGGAACTCTGGAGCGTCAGGCATGTGACCAGCATGATAGAACATCAGGTCATGCTCAGTGAGGAAGTCGGGCAGCCAGTCGTTTAGTCCATCTAAATCGTTAGACCGCCACTTCAACGCACCCGCCCAACCCAGCACCGGCTTACGGTTCTTCACCTCATGCTTAGTGAACTGGTCAGGGTTGATGCCGTTACGTATCATCACCACGTTGTCACGGAACTGCGAATAGTAGTCACGCAGGAACGGTGTCGTCACTGTTACCCAGTCGGCAGCCATGATCACAGCCTGGTAGTGGTCACGGTTAGCGACCTTGTTCTTCTCCGGGTCAGTGATATCGTAGGCGACATTGTTCTGGTGCAGTCCAGGGTAGTAGTCGTCTACGTCCACGACCACGATCTGACCCAAGTCCTGCGCCTGCTTGATCTGTGTCGGTACCCACCTGTGCATCAGCATCTTCATCACGATCACGTCGAACCCGAACCTGGCCTGTGATCTGTTCAGTCGGACACCGAAGCCGTGTTCCGTGGCGAAGGCTGGTGGCCCGAAGGCTGTGTCCACGTTGCGTAGCGTGTTACGTGGCAGCAGGCAACGGTAGTAAGAGCAGCCACTAGGTCGCAGTATGCCTTGGTCTAGGAGCATGTCTTCTGCAACGAACCCGACTCTCATCGCTCACTGCCTAACGCCTCAATCGCTTCGATAAAGTAGGCTGGATGCACATATCTGACTTCTGTGTACGGACTGCTGAACCTGTCCACAAATCCCTTTACCGCTTCCACCGCATCCCGTAGGGCAGCGGCACGCTCATCCGCACGGACACGGGCGATCAAGTTGCACTGGCACTTCGGGCCGACGTTCATGTCCGGCCCCATCGGACCCACGGGTTCGGTCGCGGTCGGATTGAAGGGACACAGCGGGTCGTGGGTCATAGCAACACCAAAATAAATATGGACAGAACAGCAGCAGCCACACCGATAGCAGCGAGCATCACGATAGGGTCAATCCTCACGCTTCTTCACCTTCCGTTTCTTCCACTTCCACACCCAAGCGTTACGCTTCTTAGAGAACTTCCACTTGCCGTAGAACTGTTTCACTCCGGCCTCATTATTTTATCCAAAGCCGACAGCACATGCTTTCTGTATTCTTCCACAGTAATGGGAGCGGTATCAACCCAACGCTTATCAGTAATGTATGGAATATTTTCAACTGCTGACATGCAGGCATCACGCATTTGCTTTTGTCCGATCAGTTGTCCTAGTTGGCGGTATGTAGAAGCACATTCATCCAGCGCATCATTGTGATCTTTGATGGATATAAATCCTTCGCTCACTCCGGCCTCCCAAAATCGTTATACCTATCAAGGGTAACCCAATCAAACTGTGGAATGTCCTTCGGTGGTTCTTCCATGTGCTTGTGTGTGTTCATCAACACGTCAAACGCCTTGTCCGGTGGGATGTGGTCACCACACTCAATGAACTCTGCAGTGTCACCGTCAGTCGTGTCCTGCAGCGACACGTACATCACCTCACCAGCCTCCACCTCACGGTGGTCAGACACGTTGTGTTTGTCCAGCCATCGAACAAACTCACGCAAGTCACCCAACGTACGCACGTCCGCTGTTGCCATAGCGAAACCAGTAATACGGATCTTCACTGTTCCTCCCCAATCTTGTGACCACAATCGCACCTACCAAGGCACTCCTCGTGCATGAACTCCGCCTGCGTGAATGCTGTCTGCGCTGCACGCAACTCACCCTTACCCATGTGTGCGATGCCACGCTCATTGATCAGGTTCGCTGTCTTACATGAGCGACATGTCATCGTTCACCTCCAGTGGGTCATCACCGTCCGCAGGGCAAGGCACCGTGACGAGTGCACCGCACGACGCACACACACCATCCAGCAGGTACCACGCTGGCATCTGCGTCTCATCAAACCTAGTGGCGATGAGGAACATGTCGTACCCACAAGGGCAGACGTAGGTGGGGACACCACGGTAGTCTGCACGGTTATCCACGGCAGCGAGGTGCTGCATCCACGGCAGTGGGTGTGTCGAAAAACCGTTGAAAATACTAGAGATTTTGCTTCTCTCGCCACGCAACAGTCGCTTCATTAGCGCAAGCACGACATCTCCTCCTCTCTCCGTACATCTTTAGGTTGTCACCATCATACGGGTGACCCTTAGGACAGTGTGTTTTTTTCCTGTTCGGGTGTTTCAACTGAGCCCTTCTGGTGTTTTCTCCAAACGTTGTCACTTCCAAATGTTCTACATTTATGCAGGCACGATTGCCACACAAATGATCCAGCACCATGCTGTCTGGTATCGGGCCAACAAACACTTCCCAACTCACCCTGTGGGCAACGGACGTAGATTTACTGTATGATTTTGGAAGTGATATAACACCGTATCCAGATTTCATTTTAGTTCCTTGCCAAACCCAACATCCACTATCATCAACGATGATCTTGGACATGAGTCTATCCTTCACCGGAACTGGTTGTTTACCACGTTTCCCCATCTAACAGGACCACCTGCCTCCCTTGAAATGATCCCTACCATACCACCGAATGCCCTTGTCGTGACCATCTAACACGGCAACAAACGCTGCAGTCTGCACCTCACGAGGCCACTTGTTCATCGGTGTGTCACGCAGCACGGCAGCGTACTTCCTAGGTTGCGGATGCCACGTCGCCAACCAATCCACAATGTGGTAGGTGGTGCCGTCCTTCAACGGCTCATCGAACTGGTACATGCCACGGTACTTACCGCTAGGCGACACCGCTTCGGGTCGGCTGTTCGACTCACGCTCGGCAACGCACCGCTCGTACTCACGGTACACGGCAGGAACCTTGTACTCCGGTATGTTGTCGGTTGGGACCATGAATAGTGCCTCGATCATGCTGCTCTCCTAATCCGTCGGACAAGTCCACGGGCAGGGTCAGGGCCAGGTGAAACGATCTCCGTGCCTATCGCCTTGCGTGCCTTGTTCTCTGTTTCGTACGGGCCGAACACGAACGTGCCAAGCCTATCATCCTGCATGATCACGACCCACTGGTCACGTTCTCCAGCCATGTCGAATGCTTCGGACAGTACTGTTTTTGCTAGTTCGTCTACGTCGCTCCATTGTCTGTCTAGTAGGGCTGTTATCTTTCTGATTTCTGATACTTTAGGACGCACGTCTATGCTCCCTCCATGCCCGCTTGCGGGCACTAGAACGGTACTTCTCCCTGTCCCTTGTCGTGGTGCCAGCCCAGAAACCGTAGACCGTGGGGCTCTCGTTGATTGCGTAGTCGAAACACTGATCCAGTATGGGGCAACTGTTGCACACTTCACGCAACGTGGGTTGCATGGCGGCAGCGATGTTGCCTTCCTCGATGAAGAACAGTTCAGTGTCCAGGCCACGGCACGCTGCCTGATCCCACGGCACTCTCAGATAGTTGATCATACTGCCACCACGCTAACACTGATCTCCTTGATACTGTCCGACGTGTTGTTCACCAGCCACGTCACCACTTCCTCGTCAGTATCGAAATGGTAGTACTCGGGGATCACGTCAGTGCCGTGCACCTTCACCCTAATCAACGTCATCACCCAGCCTACGCAGTTCACCTTCCAACTCGCTAATGGCTTCCTCGTCGTACCCAAGTAGGCGTACCGCGATGTTCGCGTAGTCCTGTGAACCGGCATCCACGTATGGGTATTTGCGTGGGGTGCTGTTCTTGTGGTCACACCACGAGTGGTGCATGACACGGCCAAGTAACTGTGCCACGTATGCGTCCTGCTGCTTACTCACTCTCAGTCTCCTTCTCTGTCTCGTTGTCAATCATGGCATGGATGCAGTCATCACAGATACCATCCGACTGATCCCACGTTTCCCATTCTTCCCATAGTTTCTGCGACGCAGACGACATGGCACCATCAAGGGCAGCGATATCGGAGAACGCAGCGATCTTGTACGGGAAATGCTCGTCCTTGTCCTGGGTTGCGAGCCATTCGATGTTGCGTTGCACACTGTAGTGCATGGCGATGCTGAGATTGTTTATCTCACGGGCCTCAACTTCCATCAGAATCTTCGGCTCACCATTAACCTCGTCGTACATCATGTGGAATATCATTCTGTTTCTCCTTCTGTTCCGTTGAGGTAGCATGACTCGCACGCTACCGTAGTTGTGTCTGTCAGTATTGTCTCGCAGTGAATGCACTGCATGTTACCAAGGTAAATACCCATCAGCGTACCCTCTTGTGGATGCTACCGAAAGTCTGCTCGAAAGCGTTGATGTAGTTCAGCATGGCCTGACGTACATCCACCACGCCACAGTCCTCGCAGTACGTGTCGTCAGTCCAACAAATATGGTCAATCATTCTGTCTATCCTCTCTCTGTTAGATCGTGCCGATACTCTCAACATAGCAGATACCAATGAACACAACAAGCACAAGCACGGTCACCACGAACTTTCCACGATCCGTCAGTCTCATGCCCATCCTCTCCATTCCTTTACCGTGTCGTACTGTTCCTCAGGTTCGTCAGCGTACACATTCCACGCCACTACCCCGTCACCATGACACAACGCGCAGTCATCGTCGTACTGTCGCATGTGTCTGCATCGTGGGCAGTCCTTCGTCGGGCTATCGGGCCACATTAGTCGGCCTTTCCTCGTACTTGAATCCAAATCAAAGCCTGCATCGTACGAGGCGAGACACCATGACGGCGGGCAAGCGTAGTAATAGCCTCACTAATGCGGCGATACTGCACCGCACTAGGCGTATCCCTACCAATACCCGCCGCCTTACACATCCACGAATCCACCACCACCGCATCCTCATCGCCAGCGATAGCACGAGCGAAAGCGTTAGTCTTAGGACCCTTCAGTGCATCGAAACCAGCACGCACACTAGCGTCGGCCATGCGCCTACTGTTACCCAAGCCAGGAGTATCGCCACCATCAGCGTACGCTAACGCTAGTAGAATGTTCCTGGCCCACGGTACCCTAGGTGAGAACGATGACACAACACACGCGCCTACCTCTAGGCTAGTGTCTAGTCGTTGTGCCACGTCCTGGGCCACTGTCTGGGCATCGTTGTACCATTGTGCCGCACGCTCCATGTCGTACGGCGTCACCGTATCGAGATACCTAGACATCCGGCGCACGTAGGTACGTGCCGTCGTCTTAGTTGTCATTAGTTTTCCTGTCTGTCTAGTTGTGCATTGATATCCTTCATAACTATATCCTCCATGCGTCGCGCATCCTGTAACCTACGGAACCCACCGACATGGCGACCGTTCACAATAACTACCCATTCCCCCGCATCCGATAGGGTTATCGAACTATTCATGCCGTCATCCTTCCTCTGTCTGTCCTGCCCCTACTGTAGGGACGTAGGGACACCATAGCGGACTATGGTGCCCCGACGCGCCGACACTAGGCCACAATCACGGAATACACACTCCCCCTACCCGACTCCGTAGGGCACACATGCTCCACACTCTCGACAGTCTGCCCCCATCCCTCCATAGCCTCACGTACGGCACTCTCGTGGGCACTACGTGCCGCATAATCGTAGGACACGATACGGGAGTCATTCCCCCACGTCACGCGGATACGGGACCCGCGCCGATCCGTCGGGCGAATGAATCGGGTCCACACTCCGTATGTCTGAGCCATTGTCTGATCCTCTCTCTGTCGGTTAGGGCTAGGCACCCTGCCCCGTGCCGGGAGCATACACCCCCGGCACGAGACTAGGCGACTAGGCGTGGTCCTTCTTGAGTCTCCTGTATTCACTAGCGGTCACGTTCACGACTGGCGCACATTCCATCGCATATTTGAGATATTGCCCGCGATGGCTCGCAATCTCATGCACCCCCCCGTATCCCTCCGGCTCGAACCATGCGGGGCTGTCATCTTCCAGGAACAGGAAGCCACGTCGGGGGTTTCCGTTAGTGTCGTTGGGTGCTTTTACATAGATCGCGCGAATGCTCACGACCTTCCCCTCTCTGTCTGTTCGATCAGGCTAGGTAGCCCGCCCGGACCTAGGCACACGTCCTAGGGCCAGACTAGTCACCTAGCGGCAACGCTCACACGAAAATACCCCGTCACGCTCATGCGACAGGCTAACCCACTCACCCTCCCTCGCGCCACAATACGAGCACGACGCGAGCGCGAACAGCGCAGACTCCGCAAGCGCACCAGGACGACGACCGAACGGTCCGCCCTTGTAGTATCCTCCATAGTTGGGGCACATGTCCATGATCACGCCTCCCACTCTGACAGGCGATCTGCAGCAACCCAAGCCCAACCACTCCCGCCAACCGGCGACACGTAGGCGCGAGGAGTCCCATAAGACACCTTCACGTCATCCACGAGAACACGGAACCGGAAAGGTCCCTCCGTCAGTCCGAACTCCTGACCGATCATCCCGGCCATCTCCCTGGTGGTCATCCCGTCACCTCTCTCTGTCTCACCCCCACCTTGAGGGCATGACAGCATCATGGCACGTCGTCCTTGTCCCTGTCAAGGACAACGACAACACTCCACATGTGGTGTCCGTCACCCCAATATCCACAGGCTGTGGACAAAGAGCTACTACCCCGCGGCTAGTCTGCCGACGCCTGTATTCCCTGTATTCCTACTGTCTTTGTGGGGTATTGGACCTATTCCCTACCTAGTGGGTGGGGTATGCTGTGGATAACGGTGTGGATATGTGGATAACCTGTGGAAAACCTGTGGATAACACGCAAACTTGACCCCTCCTTTTTAACTACTGACGTTAACTTAACATATATATAAGGGGGGTTTGGTTATGTCTGATATTGTCATTGTTGACTCTACATGTGTGGTTGAGGTTTGTCCTATTTTACCCTGGTTTGGTAGTATTTAATTGTAACGATTTGGTTAAGTTTTGTTTTTTGGTGTCCGAAAAACCAGAAAAAACGAGGATATATATATATAGGGGGTTCTTCGGGCGCTACGAACCCCCGTCCCAAGAGCGCCCCGGACTTTAGGGGAGGGGCGCGGCGGTGGGTGTCCACTAAGGTTACCACCCACCTTGCGCCACGGTAGCCACTATCCCGGGCGCCGTGGCTATGGGGGTGGGCTCGTCGGGACTCCCCTTAAAGGTACGTCCCTCCTCCCCCACTATTACCTGCCAAGACTCTTCCTGTGCCTGTCTTGGCTTATACCGGAAGGTTTGAAACTTTGGCCGCTCGTGCTGGTCGGAAGACAGGCCAGACTGTTGAGGCCGCGAAGCAGGAGTTCCTGAGGAACTTCCAGCGTGGCTTGAACGTGGAGCAGTCGATTCAGGCTGTTGGCCGTAACCGTTCCACCTATGAGAGGTGGCGGCGGGACGATAAGGATTTCGTGACCGCCGTTGAGCGGATCAGGTCTCTGGAGCGTATCTCTGGGCCGCGTGAACGGGACTGGATGCCGTTCCCTGAGTTCTCCGAGAAGTACCTGGACGCCAGGGTGTTCCCTCACATGGGGAATGTGGTGGATTTGATTGAGGGCCGTGAGCCTTCTTGGGTGCACCCGTCGATGGTGTTTGAGCCTGGTGAGCGTGACCTGGTGATGGTGAACATGCCACCCGAACACGCCAAGACGACTTCTATCACTATCAACTATGTGGTGTACCGCATTTGCATGGACCCGAACATCAGGGTGATCGTGGTCAGTAAGACGGCTGAGATGGCGAAGAAGATGCTGTACGCCATCAAGACCCGTTTGACGCATCCCCGCTATGATGAGATGATCGCGGACTACGGCCCGTCTGGGGGGTTCGATAAGAACTCTGAGGCGTGGAACCAGTCGATGATCTACATTTCTGATGACGCCCGTGACTCTGGCGAGAAGGACCCCACGGTTCAGGCCCTGGGTATCCGGGGCCACATTTACGGTGCCCGTGCTGATTTGATCATCATGGATGACTGCGTGGATCTCACGAACGCCCACGAGTACGATAAGCAGATTGACTGGCTGCAGGCTGAGGTTATCTCCCGCGTGTCGGCTACGGGTTCTATGCTGATCGTGGGTACCCGTCTGGCGTCTAAGGATTTGTATTCGGAACTTCGTGACCCCCACAGGTACCCTGATGAGGAATCGCCGTGGTCGTACCTGTCGATGCCTGCCGTGCTGGACTTCTCTGACCAAGCCGACGACTGGGTTACGTTGTGGCCCAGGAGCAATCAGCCGGAGCCTGGTACTCGCGGTGTCGAACCTGACGTTGACGGTTTGTTCCCGAAGTGGGATGGTCCCCGACTGTCACAGAAACGCCGTAGGGTTTCGCCTCGCGCGTGGGCGATGGTGTACCAGCAGCAGCAGGTAGCCGATGACGCGGTGTTCAACGGCGAGGCTGTCCGTACCGCCATCAACGGCAACCGCATGACCGGCCCGATACCCAGGGGCATGGTGAACTGCCGCGAGAACGGCATGGACGGTTTGATCATCGTGGCAGGTCTTGACCCCGCAACCTCAGGTCACACTGCCGCCGTAGTTGTCGGCCTAGATATCCAGAACCAGCGCCGGTACGTGCTGGACGTGTACAACAAGCCAGGTATCACACCTGAGGCCATGCGGGAGATGATCCGTTCGTGGACGGAACGCTACAAGATTATTGAGTGGCGTATTGAACGTAACGGCTTCCAAGGGTTCCTGGTGCACGACCGTGAGATTAACGAGTTCTGTGCGGCACGGGGCACGGTGATTCGCCCCCACTTCACCGGCCAAAACAAGCACGACGCAGATTTCGGTGTCGCCTCCATGACCACCCTCTTCAACGGGTGGGAGGA